CCTGCATTAGGAGCCACTCCCAGAATATTAGTGGCTCTTCCACTGTTATCCATAGTTAACTTAGCTGCATAAGCTAAAGGATTAAAGGTGTAGGGTGCCCCTATTTCGCTTTCAATATCATCTTTTGAAGTTACCAACTTAAAGCTGTCTTCTAGATCTGTACGGTAAGATAGATAACTAACTCTTACACTAGCCTTATCTGCTGTACCTGTAAACCCTGCTAAATCTGCACTTATGATAATATCTTCTCCACTTACTGTGAAGTCTGTATCTTTAATTAATTGAGTTCTCTGGTTTTTATCCGATCCAGATACTTTATACAATTCTACTGAAACCGTATTGTCTACGTAATTCCTGTAGTCTGAAAAATTCTCTCCGCTGAGTACTAGCTCAGATCCTGTGTAATTTGTTCCGTATGTTGCTTCCTCACTATCCGGATCCAAGTAAAAATATCCTGGGCCAATGACACAAGATTTTAATGTTGGTTCTGGTAAAGGAAAGCTTTGTGTTTTTTGTTTCTGGGTTACTGTAACTCCAGGTCTTGAATAAGCCATCTTATCTTAATTCCTCTTTATTTTGTTGTAATTTTTTTATATTTGGCTGTTGTTTAATTTTCTTTTTATCCCCTCTAAGAAGGATAGAAGCCATGCCCACTGGCGGTGATACAGAGAATAACCCAGCCTCCATAGCTGCTTCCCCTGCTTTTCCAGCTTTACTTTTTTTCTCACTGGCTGCATAACTAAGCCCTGCTACGCCTAAGCCGTTTACTCCAAGAGCTACCGACACAGGTTGCATTGCTTTTCTTTTTTTAATTAAATAGGTTCCCCTATCTGTTTTTCCTTGAACTTCCCTGTCCGGTAACCAGGAAGTTTTACTTTTAATGTAATCTTTTCCGTTTTTTCTAACTAAAACGTCTCCACTAGTTTGGCCCACTGCTTTGCTTCCCAGTACGCTTACTTCTTTATGAACATCTCCTTTAATTTGTCTACCTACAAGCTCTCCTGTGTTTTTAATAACTTGCCCAGTCCCTTTAAATAAACCTTTGCCCTTTAAATCTTTCATAAGAATATTTAAGTTAGCTGCAGTGTTACCAAGAGATGTTCTAATTCCCCTGCTTAAAGAAGGGTCAGTGTTCTGCATCGGCCTTGTTTGAATTAAATCTTCGTCCGCTATTTTTGAACCTTTAGATTCCCCAAATGATCTTACAGGGTCCCCCTTTACAGTTCCTTTAGAATTTTTACCTAATCTTAAAGCGTGTTCAGGGTTTTTAAAAGACTCCATATAATCTAGAGCTCCTTTAGCACCTCCTTTTTGATATTTAAGCTTAGTAGTCCTAAAAAATTTACCTAGATTCGTCCTCTCGCCTTTAGCTAAAGCTTTTACGCCCTTTGATATAGAGTCAAAAAGTGCTGCTTGTTTTTCTAATTCTATGTTTGAATTCATTTACTGTCTTCTTTGTAAAATTCTATCGAACTGAGTATTTTATAATACCCGTAAATTTTTCCGTTATCTGGTACTGTATATAATCTATTATTTCCTTCGGTGGAAGTCAAGTCTGCTCCTGTAATAATGTTTAAAGTCACTGCATCTATATAATCAATAGAGTAAGTTTGGCCTTCTGGTGGGTCAAATAGAAGCGTAATCTGGGTACCCTCACTCTGTACTACAAAATCATGGTTCTCTAAGTACTCGTTCCCTTCTGAGTCATAAACCCTACAATTAAAAAGTCTATCGCTTAAAGAAAGCGTCTCTGCTTTTTTAAAGCCTACCGATACCGGTACATTTACTATTTCCTGGCCCTGAGCTTGTAGCCTTACAGTACTTTCTTGTCCTAGTCTTGGCCCTTCTAAATCTTGTATTCCTTTAGTCTTTAAAGACTCTTTATACGCTAGTAAAATGTAAAATAAAATGTTTGCTAACTCATCAGCAACAAAAGAGTTGTCTGACATGCACATAAAAGTCAAAGATCCTCTTCATATATCAGTTATATTATGATTAGACTTACGGGTCCCACCTATAGTCTGGTGTAAGTAACTTCCGTTGTTTTTATTAGGTAAAGCTTCTCTTCGGGTAGTATTTGTCCATGAAAAATTTCCTCTGTCCAGAATAATAGAAGGTCTTTTAGCTGCCACTCCTAGTTCAGTAGAATACTTATCAGTTATAATTATCCCTGTTTTTCTTAAGTCTTCATTCCAAGTGTACTTAGAATGATTAGAAAAAAACGTTTGTAAAAAAGAAAGAAATACTCATTTAGCCCTAAGGGATGGAGTTACTTTAAACATTATTAGCCCCCCCCTTCCTTTTCTTGAGCCTTACGTCTTAGCTCTTCTTCTATTTGTCGTATGACAGAGTCTTCTTCTAAAGAGGAAGGCTTACGTTTTACTTTTTTTATAATATCTTTTTTAGTACTCATTATTTATAAGCCTCAATGTTATATTCGTAAATTTGGTCATCTGGGTGAGCTAGAGAAATCTGCGCTTGCTGCTCTATTGGCACTCCTAGCATTTCTACTGGTCTTACTCTTTGTATATGATACCTTAAATCTTTCTTTACGTCAATTACTACATCACCTGAGGTTAAAATAGGTGTCGGTAGAGTGTAAAGCACGCTATCACTTGGGTAATATTCTCCTCAAACTAAAATATCTTTATATTTGGGCTCAGTTCTTTTTGTGCCTCTAAAAGGTATAGGTTTGAAAAAGCCTTCTCTCCACCCTGTTCCCCAGCAATTGCAGTCGTCACAAGTGTTTCCATTTCTTTTAAATAAAGTGCTGTCCCAGGATACTGCACACCTTTGTCCTCAAGTTCTTTTTTTAAGTAAAATAAAATCGACTCCTGCCTTGTCTTTTTTAAGAGCTAATTTCTTTAATTTAACAATTTTTAGCCAGCGACGATCAGGGGCTTCATCGTTTACATAGGCATAGCTTTGCGCAGGTTGTATTTCTTCCTCGTCAGTGCTTGTATTCTTAACTTTGATTTTATAGTACCAATCTCTTGTGTGGGTTCTTAAGCCATCAACCCCGCTATCTTCAAAAAAAGGCATTGAAGATTCAAGACCGCTGTCTATTAAATCGTAGTCCGTTAAATCATTAGAGGGGGCTTCACTCCGGTACAAAGAAATGCTGTAATCGCTTAAATCCTCTAAAGTGTCTTTAAAGCTTCAGGAGACGTCTAAGTGATCAGGAGAGTTGCGCTCTATTTTTAACTTTTTAAGCTCTATCATCTATAAATTTAAATACTCGGAATGTACCCCTCCGTAGGCTCCATTTATATTTTTACTTCGTTTCCAAGACTGGGCTGCGTTCCTATATCGATTAATTACCATATTATAAAACACAGTATACCTTCCATATTGATCTTGATCTTGAATGGTTACGCCTCCTTGATCTGTATAAGTAAGAGTATTTCTAGCTGAGAGTAAGCCTTTGCTTACTAGTATATTTAGCATAGCTCCTGTTTGTAAGAGCCTTAAAGGGACTTCGCTAAAAGAATTAAATACCATGTCATGGGGGCCAAACTCGTAGCTGAGTTCTCCTAAGGTGTCATCTAAAGCGTAATAAATCTCTAAATCTGTGCTTTCCTCTATACCCTCCAAATCGTTTTTAACAGCAGTGTCTTGAATGTAAGATCTAGTACGGTCTACATAAGGCTGATCTTCGGTTGGTACGCTTTCTACTATAATATTGCCTGACATAATTTACTCTTAAGTGTTTTACTTTTAATATAAACTATGTTTAAGGCTTAGTCAATTTAAATTTAAAGACTAGGTTTCCCTTAATTTGTCCATGAAAAATTGAACTTTTCAAGAATAGGATTATATTGAGGCTCGCCTATGGTTTCATAGACTTTAAAAGATGCTTCTTTCCCTTATAAAAGACTCCCATTTCTGTAAGAGCTCTATCTGTGTTTCCGTAATTTTGATTTAAAGACTCTACCCAGAAGTTTCTTGTGTAGTTTTCTTCAAGGCAAATACTTATCAACTCTAATATTGGATCTACTTCTTCCATTCTTTTATAAGCTTCTACGCTTTCCTTAGTTCTTATAAAGGATGGAGAAGTATTGGCCAAGATAAGGGAAGGCTGCAAAGATATAATAGCCCCAAAAACTCTTTGCCACTCTTTTATAAAATCAAACTCATCTATAATTACTATGCTTCCTTTTTTAAAAGAGCCAGTATTTAATTCCCCTCTAGCGCCTGAGGCTACATTAAAATACTTCTTGTCAAAAGATAGAGGCAAATAATGGTAATAAACTCTTTTACTTCCAGTCCTAAAAGGGTCTATAAGAACTATAGGTTTTTTAGTTTTATAATGCTCTTGTAGAGCCTTATTAAAAGATCTGGTCGTCTTTCCTTGCTGTCTTCCGCTTATTTCTAAATGTAGTATATCTGTCATAGGTTTAATATAAAAAAAAAGGCGCTCTTAACCAAGAGCGCCTTAAGATTTTAATCTTTCTTATCTACTAAGATAAAGTAAGCTTAGCAGCTGATTTGATGTTGGCGATAACCATACCAATAGTTTCGTAAGCTGATAAAGTTACTACGTTTCTCTTCTTATCTATGTCGAACTTAGTATCGTTAAGGATACAAAACTCGCCTAAGAATTCTGGTGCTGTGAAGGAGTAGATCGTATTTGCTAGCAAGTCTGTCTTGTTAGAAATGATGATTCTACGGCCATAAAGTGTAGGATACTTAAATCCATTAATGGCGATTTCTCCTTTAAGAGCTCCGTCTCCAAATGTTCCTTGAGTATTGTTGTTAACAATAAGTCTGTTGAACATTTTGTTATCCATAAGCAAGGTTTCAGTTTGAAGCTGCTTACCGTCGATTTGATCAAAGAGTTCTCTGATTTTCTTCTCTGGTACTGCGTCGGTTGTACTGTCGTAATTCCCTGTAATCGCGTTGCTTGAAGCTGTGATAGCTGCGTCAATGTGGTTTAGGAAAGCTTCATCCTCAATCTTCTGAATGTCAAGAACACTATTCTGCTCGATTACCTGTGTTAAAGGCATTCTGTAGGCAAGTAGTTCTTCTTCAGTCTTCTGAAATTCTTCAGAAGAAATGGCGTGGAAAGCTAGTTCGATTCTTTTACCTTCCATGTAGTTAGTAGTTGGCTTACCGCGGAAGTTTACTAACATAGCCTTAGAGTCTGGCTCTAATTCTACGATTTTAACTACGCCGTCATGATTTACAGAAACCTGTAAGTCTGCCTGGCTAACGTACATTGGTGGCAAGATTTGTCTCGCAAACGAGACTTCTCTTAGTTTGTCTCTAACAAAAGCTGCGCCTTCGTTAGCTACTTTTTGCATTCCTTCGTTGGTGTCTAACCTTTTAAGAAATACGTCATTAATTGTTTTTGCGTCTATACTCATTTGTATAATTACCTCCTATTAAAGTTTAAAGAACTCAATTACTGAGTGATCTTTTTGTAAGTGGGCCAGTGTGTGTGAAGCTTTGGTGCAATAAGCTATTGCATCGCCGTCTGCGGCAGTAGTTTCTGCAAGCTTTCCATCTGTCCCAACCTTAAGTGGGGTACCAGCAGTAGGTGTACCAGTGAACTGGTCTGTTAAAGCTCTGTACTTGCCTAAAAGTGCAGTAAGTCTAGTGACGCCGGTTGCGCTAGCATCAGGCGAGAAATTAGAAGTACCGTCTCTATAAGACTCAGTCCAGATTTGCACAGCACCAATATCTCCATCAGTAGGCCAGTCAAATTCATCTTCATTTTTTACAACGAAAGATCCTGTAACGGCTTCTCCTGAATTTAAAAGACTAGTACTTGCAACTGCATCAAAACGAGCATTTTCGTTTAGATCTGTTAATAATCGAAGCATTTTTTATCCTCTTTTTAGTTTAAAATTCGTTTAATATATTTCTTATAAAACGGGATTCTGGTGACCCGCCACCTTCAGCAGGTTCGTCACTTAAAGTCCCAAGTTCAAAAGAGAATTTGGGGTCACTTATAAGTTCGGCTGCTTTTTCAAAAGTTTCAAGCTCTTCATAACTTTTTTCTTGAAACTTATTATATTGCTCTTCAAAGTCTTCCACAGGGTACGCTCCTATTTTCATAAAGCGCAGGGAAAGCTCATGAACCTTAGCTGTTTTATGCAGCTGGCCCGAGAGCTCCTCTATCCTATTTTCTAGGTTTTTATTTTCCCTGTTAAGAGTCCTTATTGCTAAGGCAGCTCTTTTGGTTAGACTTTCTTTAGACATTTAATTTACTCTGCGTCTTCGCTAGCTGCAGCTTTAAACCCTTGGTACATAATCTGTCCCATTTCGTAAGCTTCTGCTACTTTTTCACGTTGGTAAAGTTCTTCGGCGTCGGCTTCCATTTTAGCTTCGGCTAGTTTTTCAACATCTTCCTCGCTATAGTTGCCTTCTCCATGCTCTGAAAGAAGAGTTTCGTCTGCCCATGAGGCATACTTATGGATTAGTTCCATTTCTTCGTTTACTTCTTCTTGAGGTGTTTCCTGCGCCTCTTTAGTTAGTTGCGCATCTTCGTCTCTCATTCTGTTAAATGTGTCCATTAAACTCATTTATTAATTCTCCTCCGAATTAAGTTTATTATAAAAGTTAGTTAAAAATTCTGTGGTTACTAAGGATGCTTTTTTCTTCATCATCCCTTCGTTAAGTCCTTGTTGTGCCTTACCTGTATCAGTTGGGGCGTAATTATTCTGCAAGTCATAGCCGTCGTGACCAGCTTGCATCTGTGCTTCCGCATCAGCTTTAATCACCACTGGTGATTGTTGGGGCATAGAGACGCTTGAAATAGGTGGAACAGGGATATCTTTATTAGTAGGTGGCATAATGCCCATTGCTACTAATTCAGCGTAAAAAGTATGCGCTGCAATTTGACCCATGTCCTTCGCTATCTTAACAAGCTCTTCGTCGTTCTTTGAAGCTACTTTCTCTGCTAAAGCTTCTGCACTTTTAGGTGTTTCTTCTTTTGCACTTGCAGTTTTTTCTTCAGATTCCGATTTTGCTTCGGCTTCTTCTTTTGAAACTTCCTCAGAGGCTTTGTCTGCAGCTGTTTTTTCTGCAGATTCCTCTTTAGAACTTTCTTCTGAGATCTTCGAAGCAAAAACTTCTTCAGCCGTTTTCTCTTGTCCTTCCAACTCGTTTAGAAGTTCTTCTAGTTTTGACATATTATATTAATTACCTCCTAGGAAGTTAGTTCGTTATAGATTGTATTTATTGTTTCTTCGTTCAGGTTGCTCATGTAATTTGATCTTTTCTCGAAAGTTTCTGCTGTTTTGGTAGTAAAGGATTCTCTAATTTTGGGATCTAAATCTTTACTCTTAAACCATTTTTTAACCATTCCCCCTTCATCTTTTTTTGCAATCGCTTTGGCCGAAGTTCTCATTTGTTTATATAAACTTCGTCCTACTACACTTGTAGTGAAAGCAGTGGCTAAAGGGTTTTTTCGTACTACGTTTTCCATCCCACTTATAGGTTCTCCTCTCTGTGCCTTTTCTTCTAATTTCGCACTTTGGTAATAACTTAAAGGAGTGGCCACTGCCATTGTTCCTATAAATTGAGGTACTCCTGCTTCTTTTGTTAAATGTCTTGGAGCTAGTGGTCGGGGATTAGAGTACTCATTATAAGAAGTGCCGGGAACATGCCCCATTTGCATAGTAGGACTATCTTTAAAATCTTTTTCTTGCTTGGTCTTAATACCGTAAGCTATACCGCCCGCTGCAATAGGAGCTATTCAAGGATGCTTTCCTATAAATCTAGTAAATTCATCTACATTAGCTGACTCTCCAAAAAGTCTAGCGTAACCGGCATATAAAGTTCCAAGTGCAAACATTGGTATAAAAGGGTCCTTAACAGGATTTAATTTAGGCTGCTCTTCCTCATCAAATAAAAGTTTATTGATAAAAGATCTTTCTGTAATTCGGTCTTGAGACGAGTTAGGTTTTAATCCAAGTGCTCTAGGTTCCAAGGGAATAAAAGCAGCCCTCTTCTCTAGAATTCTATTGATTATATTTGTCTTTGTCAAGCTTAGCGAAGGAATTTCTTCTTTTATTTCATTTGCTATCTTTTCATTACAATAATCTATACCTATATCATCTGGTATCTCTTGTTTAAAATCGGCCGTACAATCAAATACAACACCTTTTTGTTCTAATAAATCAGCGTCTTCTCTTTTTCCCATAGAATAAAGAGCCAATTTTTGAAAGTCTTCTTTTTTAGGTAGTATTCTTAAACCGAGGAAGGTGCTAAGGGTTTCATTTAAAGGGTATTGGGCTAGCTTCTCTATAGCTTCTTGACTTAAATTTCCTTGAGTGCTTTTAATAAGACCTTTTGGATCTGTAGTTAATCATTCATTAGGTGCCTTAGGTTCGTCTACAAAAGACGCAGTTTTTTCTAACGTCTGTTGCATAGGAAGGTGAAGATTTTTAGCTACTTTTTCTAGCCCTAAGGAAGCCATAAATCCGCTAACAGGATCAGCTGGGATAGTAACTAAGGATAAATCGAAAAATCTAGGCTTTAAATTTAAAGCACAAACTCTACGGCCATCTTTTAGGATAGCCCCCATCATGTTTTTTAAGTAGTGGCTATACTCATTACGAGTCTTTGCTTTTTGGCCTGTTATGGAGCAAACGTCATAAGGGACTTTGCACCCCATAGAAGTTTTTGGCAGTCTACCTTGCAGCAACTCTTTTATAATTTGAATAACATCTGGGTGATCCTCTTTTAGTTTAACTACAAGTTCCACTCTTTTCATGTGGTCATTGTAATTAGAGAAGATGACCCTACCCATTGCTTTTTTAGGATCTTTATTTTGGTGATGCTTATAAACATGGCCGTATTCTTCAAAAGTTTTGTGATGAGCTTTTAAAGCTTCTTCTGGAAAATAGTCTCCATTTCTATTGGGGCCGTAATATTCTCCAGCACTTAGCGCATTTACTATAGCGTATAAATAACCGTTCTCTCTTTCTAGGGAATTGATATACCTTTGCAGGTCTTCGTCAAAGGACGCAGTTTTTTCAAGCCCCTCGTTTGAGGAGAGGTCAATAAACTTGATAACTTCACTATTGTTATCTCCGTAAACGTACTCTGCTAGTTTATCAATCATTTATTAAAAGTCAAATCCTGCTGCAAGCATTCCGGCCATACCGTCATTAGGAGCGTCTCTAAGATCTCTCTTATCTCTTTCAATACTAGTTAAGCTCTCGTAAGTAGGTAAAGCAGGACCGCCCATATCTGGTCTTTGTCTCATTTGAACGTTTTGAGTTATAAACCCACCGGCTGCAATAGGATCTTGAGCCAATGAGGGACTATTTTTATAAAGAGTGGACCAAAGATCCATTACTTCTTGAGGGTCCTCTTTAAGAAGTTCTTTATTTTTCTTAATCATAGCTTCATAGTATTCAGGCTCTTTATACTCAAGATATTTATCTTCAGCATGTTCAACCATCTTTTTAACAAATTGATTTATAATCAAACCTGCTCCTATCACTCCTAAAAGCTTAGAAACTCCTTTAAACGAAAAGTCGTTTGCTGCACTTTTAATCATAGTCATTTTTGCTGCTCTTTCTATAGTCTCTTTTTTACTCATTTAAAATGCCCTACTTTTATTTCTTCCTGGTATTTGTTTCTTTTCTAATTTAGTATTTTTAGTCTTCTCTCTGTTAGCTCCATAAGTAATTCCAGCTGTTCCCGCTATTGTAGGCAAGGCTATGTAAGGATTATTTTTTGTAAAGCTTAGTAATCCTGTAAATCCTTCCCACCCCCATCTAATTAAGCCTTTTTCTTTAGCTTGTTTTTCTATTAAATTATCTCCTAGGTTTTCGATAGCTTCTTCCATTTCAGCTTTCTTTTCTAGTAGTTCCACCGTCGTTTCTGCTACCTCTCTTGCAGCTTTAACTAAAGGATTGGCTGTGTTTATTTTTCTAGAAGCGTGTTTTGTTAAGTCATCTGCATCGAAATCTATAAAATCTTTTTCTAAATGAGAGGCTAGCTTCTTAATATAAAATTCGTTTAAAGGTTCCCCAGTCCCTTTTGATATAGCTGCTTGTATGTGGTCCACTGGGATTCCTGATAAAGCTGCTTGTTTGGTTAAAGAATAGAGGGGGTTAAATTTCTTTTCTAGGGAGGCTGATAAGTCTAAAAGATCTCTGTTAAGTTTGTCTACATGGTCTCTTCTTATTGAAGCTTCCTTATAAAGGGTTTTTTCGTCCTTAACAGGCTCTTCTTCTTCGTAGTCGTAAAACGAGGCTTCTTTTAAAAAGTCCTCGTTATCTTTTACAGGTGGTGTAAAGTAGTCTTCTTCGGAAGAAGCTTCCTTCACTACTAAAGGAGTCTTAACCTTAGTAGGGTCTGCTAATTCAAAATTTATATAAGCTTCATTTTTTGCTGTCTTTAAAAACTCTAAATGAGTCTTTATATTAGCAGTCTCAGCTACTCTATCTATCTGATTTGGATTTAAACCGTTATCATGAGCTACTTTTTCAAGCCCTTGAGTTAAGGGGATCTCTCTATTTAAAAAGTCTTTTGAGACTCGTTCTCCTAGTTTTTGCAGTTCTTTCGGCTGTATCATGTTTAAATATATTTTAAGTAAACGTTAGAGTCAAATTATAATAAAAATTTGTTTAAATTGTTAGAGCTTAAAGACATTAAGGACATAACAGCAAATATAGTTGCGTGTACAAAATCATCTGGCCCCGTGTTAACAAACTTCTGTGTGTTTTTTACTTCATCAAATTCTATGATTACGTTTCTTATGTCTTGAGCTATATCAGAAATGTCTTCCCAATGAGGTAGCCTTAAATGCCCCCTTTTTAACATATCAAAGTACTTGGTCATAACGTAATTCCTGTTAAGAGTAAAAGCTCTCATTTTAGAATTATATTTAAAGATTTCTTTTTGAGTATGGATGTGCTGAAAAGCTAAAACCTTTTCTGGGCCTAGTCTGGCCCTGAATTCACTATTAGGAGCTTCGCCCATACCGTAATCAGCCGCTAAAACTCTACAATTCCATTTTTTGATTAATCTTGGAATTTCTTTATGTATAAAAGCGTAGTCTGCTTCCTTCCCTAAAAACTTTTTAGCGTAGACTACTTGCATTTTACCCTCCCTTTCCTGTACTATACTTATGCACGTATGGGAAGCGTCACTATTTACAGGTCCGTAATCTATTCCCATAACACTTAACCTTCCTAGTTGGCCCCTATCAGGTTCGTCTTTCATTCTTACTTGGCTGTTACAAGCTCGGATAACTTCATCCTTGCTTATAGGGATGGCTCCAGCATCATACTCAAGCCCTAAGGTTTCATTATAGAATAAAGCCGTGGAAGTGTTTTCCATTTTATAGATAACATCCTTCTCCCATTTAACCCAAGGTGAGTGAGCAAAGTGTAATAAGCAAACTCTATAACCTTCTAATTTAGGCTTATCTTTATTATGCATGTAAGTGCTAACCCATTCTCCTTTATCTATACGAAGGTCTAAAGGCTCTCCACTTTTCTTATCTATTAGCCCAGTTCTTCCTATATTATCAGGGCCTAAGATATTCCAATACCCGCTTACAGAGCTCTTTACTGCGTATTCATACTGTGTGCTTCTGAACCACAGATCGGCTAATGTTCCTTTAGTTCTTTTTGGGGTGCCGGCATAAACATTTTTCTTAATAAGGGATCTTGACATAGTTTCCTGAATAACAGTGATAACGTCCTTAAGTAGATCCTGAGTTTCATCAAAATAGTTATAGTCAGCACTAATACCTCTAATCCTGTTAGCGTCTAATAAGGCGTATTTTAAATCTATTCTGCTTTGATTAGTGAATTTCTTTTTTAAAACATTCTGTACTAACTTAGGGCTTACGTATTGATTATAAATTAAAGGGCTATTCATGATAACCGGCTCTAATTTAGAACGGCTAAATTCCTGAGTCTGAGCTACGGAGGGGCTAACGTAAAGCTGGCCGCTATCGCCATGCATCACAGCCCTGGACATCATAATATTGGCTAGTGTAGTACTTTTAGCTGTGTTATGAGTAGCTAGATGATCTATGTAAAAAGTGTGTGTGTCTTCGACTTCTATGCCAGTAGAAGACTTAAGTCCCAGAGGTTTAATTTCTTCTATAGGATCATAATAGAAATCTTTAACAATTTCCTCATAAACCGGCTCTAGTCTTTTTAAAGGAGAGTCTTTTATAAACGTGAAAATAAACCTTTTAGCGTTTATTACATCTAAAGTTATAGCTCCTGTAGGCTCCCAATAAATCTCACTTTTAATTTTATATCTTAAAAGAATAGCTTCTATAGCCTTTATCCAGTCTAAATCTCAAAGAGTTACTTTAGCTGTTATAGCGTAAATGCCTACGTGCCCTTCATACTTAAACATAGCTTGCATGAAAGCTTTTAACTGTGTATGATTATAATTATAAAGCTCTGGGAATATAGGGTCCCCACGTTCGTAAGCTTTTACCTTTCCTTTAATGTCATTGAAACGAGCTTTAGGGGGCTCTATACTTTCCTCTAGCACGCACTCATTGTTATGAGAAGTAGCTATTAAATCTTTAGGGAGGAGGTCTTCGGCTTTTACTCAGCCTCGTTGAGTAAGAAAGGGGTGATTAAAAGTTACTTGAGCTTTGTGGCCCATAGAGGTTTTTATAAGGAAGCTTTCCTGCTCTCCATTATCTCAAACATCTTTTATAGGTTTTACTTTATTAACAAGGGAGACTTCATCTAGAGTTACTAGCTTGTCCCCCTTTTTTAGCTTTTTAGCTTTTTTGGTTTGGCCATTCCAAAGATCCATAGGCTGATCATCTACTACGCACTGACGGCTAAACTTCATAACAATGTCCTGGGCTGGACTGTTATAAATGCGCCTCATGTGCGGATAATCTTCTAAGGAAAAAGGCTCATTACCTAAATAAAGAAAATTTTCCGTAAAGTCTGATATAGTTAACTCTACTTGCTTTTTCTTAGCCATTTGATTTTGATCTGTACTTAGCTCTTTTTAATTTTTCTCTTCGCTTCTCAGAAGGTTTAGTGAAATGCTGCCGTTCCTTATACTCATCTAGTATACCAGCTCTCTGTACTCTAGACTTAAAATGTGTAAGGGCTCCTGTTAAATTATTATTTCTGACTTCTACTTTGATTGACATTTTTTTCTTCTGCCTTGTTTAAAGTTTTATTTGAGTTGTGTTCTTTTAATTCTTCGAATAAAGTACCGTGGGGTCCGTGCTCTATAAATTTAAAGACTACGTTATCCTCACTTTTTCTACCTATTCCGAACGCAACAGAATACGACTTTTTTCTGTCTTTATCAACCTCTCTTACAAAATCTCTTAAATCTCCGTAAAGGAGGGAAGTCTTTCTTTCTAATCTTTGAATCTCATCTGCCCCTATAAAGGAGTTATGATCTTTCCACTTATTCTTTTTCTTTACTAGCTCTCTTCTACTGTCCTTCCAAAGTCTAGCTCTTCTGTCAAACTCTCTTGATTTAGCCTTGGCCAGTATAAGCTCTGCCCAGTATTCGTTTTTAGGGTGTTTAGTTTCTTTTGGATCTCCCGGGGGCGTTAACCAGGAATCACTTAAGATCTCGTATACTCCTCAATCTGCGCTTGAAAAATACTTTAAAGTGTTTTCATGAAATTGGCTTACAAAGAAGTTTATAGGATGCTGGGTATCTTTTATATAAGAGCCGTTAATTTGCTTAGTCATTTTAGTTTTACCTACGGAAGGCTCAAAGCCTTTTATAGCTATGTTAACATCTATATCGCTGTCCCAGTCTCATTTATACCCTGTGATAGACCCAATTATAAATAAACCTTTAACTCTGTCCCCATCAAATATCTCTAAAACTTTTCTTAAAATCTGAGCCTTTACATGAGGATGTAGTTTTTTAGTAGTTAAATCAAAAACATTAGGGGCTAAGTTATCCTTAGGTGTATTTAAGATTCCTGCTATCTTTACGTGTATGTTTTTAGTCTTCTTCTTTTCCATGCCCCACTTCTTCTGGTTGTAAGTCCATCAAGTGCTTCTCTTCCCCGGCTCCGGTATCTTCTTGGGGATCGCCATGTCTTTTAATTTTAAACTCAAAACTAGTTACACCTCCCCCACTATTAATATCACTTTTTTCTTTCTCAAAGGAATCTATTCTGTCTGTAAGCTTAATAGCTAAATTACCCCATCTTTGTGCCAGCTCGGGTTTAATTTTGGATTGCTCTTTAAAGTTATAGTAAGCGTCTCCCATCATATCTTTAAGCATAATGCCAAAATCCTTCTCGGGCGCCGCTCCTAGTTTCCATAGCAGGTAATCTTTATCTCCTTTTAAAGCTATCTTATAGTATTTTAGGAGCTGGGGCTCTTGTATAGTTTTTACGTAAGCTTGACGCTCTTTTAAAGTCCACTTACTTACATTAAAAAAGTAGTGTAGAAAAAGCTTTATATCCTCCGCACTGTACTCCATATTAAACTTACCATTAACTATAATTTCGATATCTTCGTCGGTCATTTTAGCTATGGCCATAGAAGTTATTAGTCTGTACATTAGCGGGTCGTCTAACAAGTTCATTGCTCCCTTTACAGGGTGGGTTTCCCCGGGTAAAGAAAACCCAGTGTATTCACAAAAGAACTCTGTTACTTGAAGATCTCGTATCCAGTCAGGGTCTGCGGGGTCTGGATTCTTTCCATCAAAATAATCTGGTTTTTCACTTCTAAGCGTTCTTAAGATAATAGGTATAGCTTGCTCTGGTACTGGCAACGAAAGGTTGTCCAGCTTATCTTTTAGAGTATCCAGAGGAAGCTTTGATACTATCAAAGCTTCTATATATTTTAAATGGGGTATTAAAGCTGACATTGTATTAAATTAAATTATTTAAAGATAAAAGCATTCGTAAGGACTCTCTATTAGGTACTGCAGTTAAGTCCACTACTTTAGACCCTCCTTCTGTGTAAATTACTAAGGGAGAGTAAGAGGGGCCTATCATGTGTTCAACTTCTAAATCAAACACGTACTCTAAGACATCACTTACTTCTTGGGCAAGTGTGTTGTAATAAGATGTACCGCTATGCTCTATAAGAACTTTATTCATTATCCTTTGAACCTAAGGCGTATCCAGTACCTCCAGCTCCAGCAGCTCCTCCTACAATATACTTTTTCTTGTTACTTTTTAGATGCTTTCTAGCTTTTAAACCTTTATTTCTGTACTTATCTCTGGCCGCCATTGCGTCTCCTTGAGATTTAGTTACTAAGCCTTCTTTATTTTTAGGGAGTTTTCTGCCTCTAAGGCCTTCATAAACTTCTTTAGCTTTACCTTTTGTGGAGCTAGTGCTATTCTTTATCGCTTGGATTAACCCTGTCCCTTTTGCTGCTTCCTTCTCCATTTCTTCTAGAAACGCTACGGCTGCTATTTTTCTTAATTCACTTTTTTCTATTAAATTACTCATATTAACTTATTTTACCTGTATTTTTAGTTGTTTTTTCTAATAAACTTTTTCCTTTATTTATATCACTGGCCGTTGGTATAGGTACAGCGAGTGATGCTGCAAATCCCGCTTTAGCCGACTTGCCTTTTAAAGATCCTCCAAAACCACCTTTTAGAAAGTTTTTCATTCTACCTCCAGAGAAGGCTGATTTAACCCATTTACCAAATATATTAAGCAATCCAAAGCTGGCAGCTTTCTGTAATTGATAAGATTTAACCGGTACGTATTTTTCTTTTCGTATACCTTTTGGAGGCTTACGGTTTATAAACTCTTCCACCAAGTTATCTATAACCTCACCAGTAGGTCTATGTCTTTGGGTCTGCCCCACTCCTTTAAAGCTATCCGTATGATAATAAGAAGGTAATCTTTGCTTATACCCTCCTGGGTTCTTCATCATTAGTTTTAAAGAAGCTGTTTTCTCTTTAGTTTTCTCTTTATTTTTACGATCTATTAAATAAGCAACGCTTGTAAATACCGGAAATCCTACTGCACTGGCTAAAGTACCTTTTCCTATCTTCTTAGCTATAGTTTTTACATGGTCCCCCCTGCTTAATACCTTGCTACTACCGCTCTGAGCCTTTACTATAGAAGTGTCTAGAGGATGAGTTACTGCTTGAACAACAGCCCCACTTACCCCTCCGGCAATCATATCTTTTTTAAATTCTTTAAAGAATTTCTCCTTTTCTTTCTCGCTTCGGAAAAATCCTTCCCCATTCTTAGCTAGTTTAGACAGCATTTAAAAAGCCCCCCTTGGCTAGCTTCTTGCGTGTTGAAAGTTTTATTAAAATCTGTTTGCATAATACTAAGAAATCTGGCCTCAAATAAATCATAAGATTCGTCTGCCATTAAAATATCTCCGTCCAGTAAATGAACCTCAGTTAAGTTTTCTGAGTCTATATGACAAGGTCTTATTCTTATAATTTCTTCAACTCTTACTAGATTTGGTACTCTTATACTCGGCTTTGTGTTTGAGGTAAAAGCGATTATCTGCTCTAAATCATCCATATCTTCAATATCATCTTCATACTCCAAAGAATGGAATTTTATAAACTTGTTTTTATTCATTACGTTACAGGTATCTCTTCTAAAGTTTTTGTGTTGTCTGGCACTTTCGGGCTTTTGGGTGCTGAAGGTGTTTTAGCTTTTTTTACTGCTCCTCTTCTTTTTAGTCCATACGCTGCTCCTATTCCAACACTACCTCCTACAATAGCCCCTAAAACGGAAGACTCTATTAAATTTCTTTTTGTACTATCTATTTCTGGGTGCAAGTAACCTACTACTGGACCTGCTACCGCTCCAGCTCCAGCTCCTATTAAAGGCAGTTGAGAAACACTAGCCTGCTTATTTATGTATTTATACCCTGCGTATCCTGACGCCCCTAATAAACCCCCGTAAGTTCCGTAAGACTTAAGTCTTTCCTTCGTTACTTTTTTCTGAGCTTTTGTGTGTAAATCAGAAGCTTCTCTTATCACCTTATCGTCTGCTTTTACTTTACTTAGTCGGGTAACCTCTTTTCCTAAATCATCTCTAAGAGTCTTAGCTTTTCTTATATTGCCCAGAGAGAACACTCCTTTTAAGGAAGCTTGCTTAATTACTCCTCTGCTTTCTAGCAATTTTAGCTTAACTGGTAAAGGAAATTTAGGGTCTTGAAGCATTCGAGTCTCATAGTCTTGCTGCCCTTTTCTATAGATACTATCTGCTTTGTCCACTAAAGAAGCTTTTAATCTTTTTTCTTTGTTTTTATCTTTATTTTTCCCGTAAGCGTAAGTACCAACTGCTGCACCTGTTCCAAGGGTTAGAACTCCTACACTTGCTAATCTATTTTTCTTGGATTTATCTTTAAGCCTTTGTATCCTTTCTAAGTCTCTTTTAACTTTCTTAGATTTAGAAGAAAATCTACCTAATCCTAAATACTTAGAGGCCTCGTCATCATATTTGCTAAGTAATTTTGCCCCTATGTTATCAATTCTTCTTTGGGTTCTTCCTGTTAAATTATTTAACCAATTCTTCATTTTTTTTAGTAATTAAAATTTTTCTTATTAGGGTCTGTAATTAAGGGCCTTGTTTCATACCCTAATAGGTTAGAATGGACTCCTTCGTCTCTAACATGTCTTTGGGATCTTCCTAAATACCCTAAGCCAGAAGCTAGTGTACCTAAGCCCATTCCTGCACCAGCGGCAGCCATTCCCGCAATTGGAGGTAACACTTTTCTTAGTCCTACTCCTGCTGCAGAAGGTACTCCAAATTCTAATAAAGTTTTAATCCAATCTTTAGGTTCTTCTTCTGGATTGTCCCTATAATATTTTCTTAAAGCGTCCTTATACTGTTCGGTACGTATGTCTAATTTACTTATAATTCCTAGCGATTCTGGGTCCATGTTTAAAACATAAGCAATTATTTATTTCTTGTCAATTTTTTGGTATAAGAACAATGAGAGTGCTTAATTTTATAAGTCTTTTCGAGTTGCATAGGCTTGGTATTCTCAGCAAACACTCAGCTAATTAAAACGTTAATGACGTAATTAAGGATTGATGAATGGTAGAAATTGTCCCCGCTGAAGACCTAGTAGACTATGTAAACTATTTTAAATTGCCCAAACCTAGGATGGGTAGTTTAGAGTACTTACATCATGTCTTTAGAACTTCAGCAGAGAGGTGTAAGGTTCAAAATGCGTTAACCTGCACCGACTACAATTATTTTGGTTTAGTTGTTAAAGAGGATAGGGTTGTAATAAACCCAGTGCTAAGGCCTTTGGAAAGCCTATCCTCATCTACTAGGTCAAAAATAAGAAAAAGAGGTTTTTCTTATTTGACTACTTCTTTTGTTCGGGTACTTTGCAATGGGGTAAAGTATAAAATTAAAGCTGAAATACAGCTTGGAGGTGAGATTTATTTAATCTCTTGTAACCTTGTAAAAACAAAAGAAGTTCAGAAATTAGAGAAATTATCTCTAAAATTTAAACTTTAAAATTATAGCCCTTAATCGCTTTTTAGCGAATAGTAATTAAGGGCCTTATTTTTTTTAGCCTACGAATTACTTTATCGTCATCCTCGCGAATCTTAGACCGTATGAAATTTCATTCAATATTATGATTAAATGGGTATAATGCATGAATAGTCATTCATTATGAATCATTGATTAACTAATGTATCTCCAGAAGCTTGGTCTAAAAGCTCTCTGCGCTTTAGATATTCTTTGTAACCCTCGACTGCTTCCGCTTCTAATCTTTTAGAATTATAATCTGTTATAGCCATTTTTAAAGATAATCTACTCTTCTTTCTATTTTATCAAAATTACCGCTTTCAAGCCTTTCTTTGCCCGCCGGGGTTAGCCTGTCTTGCTTATCATACCTTTTTAATTGCCTTCTTATGGCTATATGCACTTGTTCTTTTTTAGCAGGGTTTTTAAACTTTTCTTTATCAAGGGTGAAATCCGTACTGTCCCAATCAAAAGAATTAATAAAAGAATTGACACTTGTGTTAGCTAATTTAGTTAAAAAGAAGGGCTTTAACCTTCCTTTTAATTTAACTTCCGCTGTCTTTCTAAAAGCTTCTTGTTTTTTCTGGGCTTGGCGATCTAAAGCGTATAACCCTCCTGCTCCTACTGTTGCAGTACCTACAGCTCCTATAGCTAGAATCTTGCCTAACCCCATTTTTTTCTCATTTTTTAAATCCTCTGCCCCGTCAAATTTAGAAGCGTTAAAGCTTTTATCTGGCGATTTTGGTGCTACTGGTTCAGAAGGTTTGGTGGGGCTAGTAAATTTCCCTCTATTTTTTGCCTTAGTTATCGCGTCTCCTATTTGCACATCTGTGTTAATCTTTTCCTGCTTTTGTTTAATCTTGGCTTTTCTAGCCTTATAGCTTTGAATATCTACTTTAGATCTACCTTTTTCATTTATTACTTTATCATATTCCTTTATCTTGCCTCGCATAGATCTAGAATCTTTACGGGCGCTCGCAGCCAGATTTCTACCGAACTGGTCCAGTTTTTTATTAGAACTTCCTCTTAAAGCTTTAGATAAAGTACTTTTAAAAGAAGCTTCTTTTACTACAGGAGGTTTTCCCGCGTCCCATTTTTTAATAGCTTGAGCGCTTCGATCCGCAGAGGAAGCTATACGGTTATTCCCGCTTTTCTTAGCTAGATTTGATATTCTGTTAAGCTGATTTACTGTCAAACCTTTATCTATAGCTCCTTTAGAGTTTTCTATTTTAGTTAGTCTGCTTTGTAAAGCTTTTCTGTAAGTGTCTATTTTTGCCATTTTTTTAAGATATTAATTTTATTTTCTTTTATCCAGTCTTCTATAGGAGGAACGTCTCCTTTGTTTACATGCTTGTTTACGCTATCTCAGTCAGCTTTTCGTTTATCTCAAAATCCGTATTCTTCCATAGCTAAATATACTTTAAGATGGAGACTTAGTCAAGGCGTCTAAATTATTGTCGTCAATATCTGCGTTTTGCAGAGCTTTTAAAAACCCTTTGTTTAGCGCGTCTTTATCATCGGCTAGCCTTTTAATGTACTGGTCAGTAGTAAACCCTTTCTTTCCTTCTCTAGCTGTGCTGAAATAGTTTTTTATAGAAACCTTTCTTTGAGAAGGAGGTAAATGGTCGTGAGAGCCCATTCTTACTGCTCGGCCATGCACTTGTTTTAACCTTGCGTTATTCCAGTGAGGTTCCATAGTTTGGACTAGTCGAGTTCCTTTTAAATCAAGACCTTCAGACCCTGCCCCGCTTATTAGCAAGTGCTTAATCTTTCCTTTGTTATAGTTTTTAATAATCTTTTTGCGCTCTTCATCATTTGTTTCGCCTGTAAACACTCCTGATTTTATTTTATTTTTCTTTAAAAGAGCCGCCATAGGATGTACACCACTTTCAAGGTAATTAGAGTAAGTAACTCCTTTATAATTAGGATTAGCTTTATGCGCCTCTGTAATATCCTTTACCATTCTTTGAAGCTTTGGAGTAGGAGTAGACTTACCTGTGTAAGCTTTAGTAGTATTACTTATCTGTCTTGTAGCGTTTAAGAAAGAATTCATCCCGGGAGCTTCTTTTTTAGAAGGCGGAATACCTTTCTTTATTTTATATTGCAGGGTAGGTTTTTCGTCTAAAGCTTTTGAGTAAACGCTCCACTGGTAATCTGACATAGGAACGTTTACGTCTTCCTCTATAACACGGGGAAAGTTCTTAGATGAGGACTTATGGTAGTCCACTTTATCCATAGCTTTAAGAGTTAACTCATTCATGTTTTTAGGTGTTAGCTTGACTCCAGGCTCTACTCCTTTTAGAATTCCTCCTATAGACGGCCAAACTTTTTCTTCCTGAACATATTTATCGTAAAACTTCTTTTTGTTTCTAGGAACGTCTATTCCAATTCCCCTTAAAAGAGGAATTAACTCGCTAGGCTCATTTCTGATAGGAGTTCCTGTTAAAAAAACTTTTTTATCTGCTTTAAATTCGTCTGGGTACCGGCTTCTTTTACTTTCTATTCTTCCCATTCTGTGAGCTTCATCAAAGGCTAGAATCCCTTGGCTTTTAGGCTGGGGCTTAGTGTAAGAAGAGTAATCTAAAGGAGTCTTTACTTTGTGTTTAACCTTTTCTTTTTTAAAGTTTCCACGTAGGGAGGCCGGGCCTATTACACTTAAAGGCTTTTTAATTTCTTCAGAGGCTCTTAGAGCTGTTAAAGTTTTTCCGGAACCTAATCCATGGTATAAAAGGACACCGTTATGGCGCTTTATTTTATCTATAGATTCTCTTTGGTGTTTTTTAAGTGGAGTCTTTTCTTTTTTCTTTGGCATTAAATTAAGCCTCTATCTTTTAAAGCTTTGAAAAGTTTTTTATCTGCTAAAACTTCTTTATCTATATATTCTTGTCCAAACTCTTGAGAGGTTGTACCTACTTGTTTAAAACCTAATCTCTTAGCAGGTGTGGCTATTCTTTTTGGGATTGCCATGCCTATGTGTTCAGTTTCTTTTGGGTCCGTTATTTTTACTACTCCTGGAAAATTTTTAGTATCAGTATCTATTAAAAATCCCGGCTTTTTTATTTTTTTAAAAACATCGTCTAAGGCCTCTCCTGGAAAATGGCCTTTAAGCTTGGCTCTAAAGTTTGCTTCTTTCTTAAAATGGTTTTTAATGTCAGCGCTTATTCTCTTACCTGCTCCGTGTCCTGCCCAAGTCAAAGCTCCTACTGCCGCTAGTCCTGCTCCTACTTTACCTGGAGCTTTTTTAAACCTTTGGGGGAGTTTTTTTAGCTGCTTAGCGTAAGTTATTGGGTTTAGCGTAGTTTTTTCTATTCCTAGAACTTTATCAGTTATGATCCACTTTGCTGGGACTAGCCCACCTACTACCGCGTAATCTTTTGCTGTGGCTTCTCTTTTTTTAGACATGTTATTTCTTGGATTTATTCTCTTTTTTAAGTTTTAGGGCTGCATTATATTGAGTGTGAGCGCTTAAGGAATTTAAAGATCCTCCTAAAACTCCTGATGTCAGCCCTCCTACGATACCAATCCCCTTACTTAAGCTTCTTTCCGGGGAACCACCAGTATCCTTAATAAACTCTTGTCTCGCATTTTGTAATTCGGGTGCGTCTTCAACAAATTTTTCTATAAACCCTGGATCCCGCTTTCCCGTACTCTTATATTTACCATAAGACTTTTCTGAAGTTGTAACAAGGTTTGTAGTATCATCTACTAGTTTAGTAGCCCTTTTAATTTTCTTTAAACTTTTGATTGCCGCCCTGGGATTTAAAACTTGTAAGGAATCCTTTGCCCCTTGCCTTAAATAACTAGAAAGCTCTGGTGCCCTCCCTTTAACAGCTTTTGCAACTCCTGCTAACCCGGCAGCTGAAAGCCCTGTACTAATAACAAAGCCCCCTAAAAACCCTCCAACGTTTCCTGCAGCTTTATGCTTAGCATGGCCTTTCTTGTTATTAGTAGCATTGTTAAAGGTTATAACCCCTGTTGGGTCTATCCCCGCTCCAAAGTCTTGTAAAAAATTTGTTTCTTTATTTTGATCCTTGGCTTCTTTTTTCATGTGGCGGCTTTTGTTCTCTCTCCCTATAAGCTTTAAACGATAATCTTTCTTTTCCATTTTTTCGCTTCTTAGTTCTTTAAATATTGGAGCTTGAAATAACCCACTGCGGTGTTTATGTTGAGCTTGTACTTTAGCTCACTGTCCTATAAACGCGTTTGGGTTTTTAAAAGCTTCTTCTCTGGTTTTATCATCCAATCCGCTTCCGAATTTTATCTCTTTTGCAGATCCTTCAGGGATTCCTTTAAATCCTCCTACACCTTTTCCTTCATATTTAGACCCAGGCTTTGCTGGGTAGGTGCCTGTTATTTCTACGTCAAAGTCTTTTTTCTTTTTTACTTTAATAGGAGTGTTACTGTTCTTAGGGTAAATTACTATTCCTTCCCTTGTTAAAGGGTTAGACCCCATTTGAATCTCTTTTAGAAGATTTTTCTTTTCTTGTTTAGAGTAAGCTAAAGGAGGTAATTTAAGTTCATTGAACGATTCCTGTACTTCTCTAAGCATTTGAAGCTTTTCCTTGAAAGACTTATCTTCTACATTCTTTCCTTTAAATTTAACTACGTCAAATATTCTAAGGTCAAGCGGTCTCTTCTTTTTTTGAAGTTCCCGGGACTTAGGTACACTAGAATTCAACACTCTGCTAGTCTCGCTACCTTTTTCTCCTGGTACGTAAAGTTCCGCTCTTAAAATAGTTTTTCCTAAAGTCTTAGGACTAGTCTTTTTCCATAGCTGGGTCTTAAACGTATGGTCTATTAAATCCTCGCTTCGTTTACTCTTTCTATAAGAGAATACATCAGGTCTTTTGTTTGGTCTTAAAACTACTAAGTTATGAGCACCATCTAGTTTAGGCGACCATACTTCGTTATCAGAGCTTTCTTCTGGATCTATTTTATCAAAGTCTTTATTAGAATAGCTTTTTTTATAAGAAGGAACGTCTTTATAAGCTTTAGACTTTTTATTAGGAGTGTAGTTGTAAAACAACCACTCGTCACTTCCCGGCTTTTTTAAGAGTATATACCTTTTAGTGCTATTCCCTCCGTGGCGATTGAATTCTATCTTTGAATCTCCCGCTTTTAAAATATCTACTTTTTCCCTTGCAATAGACCTTACAGTGCCTTTTCCGTAGCCTTTTTCTATAGTACCACTCCAGCCCATATAATTCCTTGTATGGTCGTTAGTGCGTACTGCAGTAGTCTTTACCCCAGATCCTGGTAGCTTTTTAGTAGCCCAGGAATACGCTTTGGAGGACCCTGGAGGAGAAAGTCTTATGTCATAGTGAAACCCCGCCCTATCAGCTGTATGCGCTTGAATATTTAAATCTCATTCGCTATTCTCAGCTCTGGGTATAGAAGTTTTTTGACCTTTTTTAGGTATTCCGGGTGCGTATTCGGGCATTTAATTAAAGTAAATATTTCTCGTATTTCTTTTTATAGTTATCAGGCACTTTAGAAACGTATCCAGCTACTATTTGCTTATTTAAGAATCCTAGATCCTCAGCCTTTTTAACTAAATATTGTACTGTTGCTTTTTTAATCATTTTTTTTTATTTAAATAATTGGCAGTTTTGTTTCTAGATTTTTTAGAATTGGAGTTTTTGTTTTTTGTGTAGTGTGCTGTTCCTGCTATCCCTAGAGCACCTAGCC